ATGGTGCGATATCGTCTTTTTGATTTGATTTTAGCTAACGGACTAAAAAAATTACTGGAGTGTATTCATAAAATGTCGAATCAAAATCTGAGCGACCCTCATGAACAAGGTGAGCTCCATCGTAGTCTCTCTAATCGGCATTTACAGCTGATCGCGATTGGTGGTGCCATCGGTACCGGATTATTTATGGGTTCAGGTAAAACTATTAGTCTTGCCGGACCTTCTATCTTATTTATTTATATGATTATTGGTTTGATGGTGTTTTTTGTCATGCGTGCGCTTGGCGAACTTCTTCTGTCAAATTTAACCTATAAATCATTTATTGATTTTTCTACCGATTTAATTGGCCCATGGGCTGGTTACTTCGTGGGTTGGACCTACTGGCTGTGTTGGATCACGATTGGTATCGCCGATCTGTCTGCAATTATTTATTACTTACAGTTCTTCAATAATGGCTTACCTTTCTCGCCTGTTGAAGGCGCAATGATTAGTGTTGCCGCGATTGTGTTCATTATGGGATTGAACTTACTAACAGTTCGATTGTTTGGTGAATTAGAGTTCTGGTTTGCACTTATTAAAATCCTTGCGATTATTATTTTAATTATAATATAACTGTGGTTTTTGTATTTTTAATAAAGTAAATGAAAACAAGAATTTATAATCAGAAAATGACGTATTTTATTATTAACTAAAAACGCTTGTAGACTATTTGTAGACTGTTGAGAAACATGGTTAAATCAAATTTCGCTAAAACAGGTTTAAGACATGAAACTCAACAAATCTACTGTTGATGCTATTCCATTAACTGAAAAAGGTCAAAAAATATATAGAGATGCAGAACTAATCGGTTTTGCAGTTCGGGTAACTAATAAAAGTAAAACCTATATTGTTGAAAGGAGGCATGAAGGTGAACTCTATCGAGTGACAATTGGCAAAACTACCGATATTCCTGCAACAAATGCTCGAGCAAAAGCTCAGATGATTCTGGCGAAAATTTCAAACAATGAATATGAAAAGCCTATCAAATTAAAGAATGTTGCTAATCCTTTAGATATTACAGTGAATGAAGCCCTTCAAATTTATATTGATAGAAATGACTTTAGACCAAAAACAATTAGGCAGTACCGTAAGTACTTTGATTTATATTTGGGGTGGGGCAATAAAAAGCTTTTCCAGATATCTAAGCAAGAAGTATTGGATCGATTTATTGAGGTATCAGAAGTAAGTGAGTCGTCAGCAAATGGTGCTGTATCTCTTTTAGGTACCTTATGGAAGTATATTCATGTTCTTTATTCAACAGATGAGAACCCGATCCTTAAAAGTAATCCAGTTGACATTATTTCCGCAACAAGAGGTTGGAATAAAATAGCAAGTAGGGATAGACATCTCCATAAAGACATCATTCACAAATATTACAATGCGGTGCTTCATTATGAAGATGAGTTAAATCTGGAAAATACTGCTAGGTCAAACACGCATCGGGATATCGTATTGATGTGCATGTATACGGGATGCCGTAAACAGGAGGCATGTTGTCTAAAGTGGGCTGATGTAGATATTAAAAATGGTACCTTAACTTTTAGAGATACCAAAAATGGTTCAGATCATACTTTTCCTATTGGTGATCATCTACACAGTATTTTGCGTGAACGTTGGTTATTAAGAGAAAACGATTGGGTTTTCCCAGCTACTAAGATGCCTACTTCGTGGAATATGCATGCGACTAAGGTAGATACATTATTGAATAGAGTGGGTAAAGAAGTTGACTATTACGTTTCAATGCATGATTTCCGCCGTACATTTGCCACTATATGCAACCTTTTAAGATTTAATATTTATGTGACAAAAAGACTTCTTAATCACACGGCTAAACCAAGAATTGATGTGACAGGTGGATATGTTCAAATTCCAGATGAGGAATTAAGAGCTTCAATGAACATGATTGAAGCGGTGTATCAAGGCAAGATTGATTGCTTTAATTACCAATCTGTTTGGGCAGAAAGATTAAAAGAAATAAAGGCGGTTTAACCGCCTTAAACTGTTGCAAGCTGTGCTGTATTAAGCACAGTCTTGCTTTGCTCATATTTCAAAACGTCTTTCTTTTTATATGAAACACGTCTCCCAATTTTCGAGAAAGGCAGTGATGATTGATCACAACGCATTCTAGCTAATGTCCAAGGCGAGCAATCTAAATAAAGTGCTACAACCTCTTGAGGAAACTTCTGTTCTTCATTAGCCATTATGAAGCGATCCAAATATTCTTGTTGCTCTGCATCAGATAGATTTCTCAGATCTTTTAACATTTACTCCTCCTTACTTTCCGCTTTAACTTCTAATTGAGTACCCTCATAGGTGCCGTCACCCCCACAATTCAGACAATGTGTATACATGCCTAAACCATCCCCATCAGGACAGAAGTTTTCAGGTAATGACTCGTTTAGAAATACGGTGCCCCCAATTGGCTTTGTGTGAATATGAGGGGCAAGACCGTAATAGGGGTAAATGCATTCACCATTTCCATCATCACAAAAATCACATGTTTTAACTTTTACTTCACTCATCCATTAGCTCCTCAACTCATTACGTTCTTTCTTCAATTGACGCAAAAGGTTGTGAAGAGTAACGGTTACAGCTTTATCTAAACTTTTAGTTGAATGGAATTCGGCTAGCTGAGAAAGCGCTAAACCAAAAATGTGATATGCAAAAACTTTTGCAGCTTCCGGATTGTTTTTGATAAGCTCCTCAGTACTTGGACAAATGATTTCTTCAAAAATATGAAGAGCCACCTGATCCGGAGTACCTTCAATACGGCTAGGGTTCAAATTAACTTCACCAATAACCTTACTCATTAGCAGCTCCAGATACGTTTGGCACACTATGAAAATGCATCCAGTGTGAAGGCGGATCATTATGATAATTTGCCCATACACTATTTAAATCTTCATCAATAGTCATATAGTCTTGTTCGGGGGTAACATCAGGTGCATCAGCCCAACAAATAAGTACCATTATGTCAGTAGGTGGCCATTCATCATCCACGCTGATCCAAGTTGGCAACACCTGAGCACTGGCGTCATTCCATGCGGCATCCCAAATCAACCAAGCTTCATGACGAGGACTAGTTGGTAAATATCTGTGTCCTGTTAGTGCCTCTTGTCTATCTAGTTGACGTTTTAAACTTTCATAACTGCAATTACATTCTTTGGCATGAAATCTTTCAAAAGCTTCTCTTTTTTTATTTAGATCAATCATTACCTAAGCCCTCAAATATTCTTCTTTAGTCCACTCAACAAACTCTTTATAAAGCTGCTGGGCAGGTTTATTTAACCGGTTGTGATAGTCGATCGTTATGCGCCGCCAAGCTACAGGTACCGCATAATGCTTGGTTAGAAACATTGCTTGATCCATGCCTTGCCGGACTATTACGTAGCCCAGCAATTGCAAGTAGTACATAAAACCAAGCATGTGTTTTTGGCTCACTTTCTTGTACTGATCTTTCATGTTAGAAACCGTCCACTAATAAATAATCAGGGGTAGATTCTTGTTGAGTAGGTGTAGGATTCTCTAATTCATAGCGGCGTTTTCTCACATACCCCATTAGCTTCGGTTGAATCTGCGGATCTCGTGCAGCCACGTCTATTTCCAAAGCATCTAGCGTTGTAAGGTCTGGTGCAGTTTGGATTTGAACCATTAAAGAGGGTGGCTCATTAGCAGATGCCTTTTCTTTTTCTAGCTCTTCAAGACGTTTGTGAGTGGCGAGAAGGATAGGCTTCATTTGTTCGTCATCCCATGTGCGGGTATAACGATAAACCGCATTTACTTCTGCAGGTGTTTTTGACTCTTTTACACGCTGTAGAAGAGTATCTAGGGTTTGCTGATATTCTGGATCTACTTTAGGCTCGTTAGTTTCTGGAACTAATAGATCCTCGGATGATGAAACATAAGACTCCTCAGTAACAACAATTGCACTATCGAGATCCTCTTTTAAATCTTTAGTAGGCTCTTCAATTACTGTTTTTTCAGTATTAACCTGAGGTGATTTCTCAACTTCATTTTCTAAAGGCTTTTCTTCTTCAACTTCATCAGTTGGCTTGTTCAGAAGTTTGAGCATATCTTCAGCAAACTCACCTCCACTTACTTTGATAATGGCGCAGCAATGAGCAAAAGCATTATCAAAACTTGAGTGGACTTGGCCATGCTGAAGCATGCGTAATTGTCCTTTTGAACCATTCCACTTAAACTGCTGCACACCTAATTCAACAGTTGGACTTGGGTAAGAGCAAGTAGAACCTTTAGCTGGCGCTTCTTTTAATGGTTCAGGTACCTCAAATTCGCCAATAAAAATAGTTCTAGGCTTTAATTGAAATTCGAATTTATCAAAAACATCAAAGCCAAAGTCATAAGGGTTAAATGGTTCCCAGCCATTACGCTCAGTATTATTTACTAAAAGTAATTCACCGTTGGCCCAAGCAAGTTTGGCTTCAACTTTATTTAGAATTTTCATGCTGTCATCCCCGTTTTCGCTAATGTTTCAATGTCTTGTTTAACTGCTGGTAGTTTTGCTGCTTCAATTTGGATAAGGGCATCTATGCCGAAGTGTTCACAAACTGTTTTCACGTCTAGGCCGCGTTCAGCTATGAAGTTTTGAAGTTCATCTCTTTGTTGATCTGAGATACCGTTAAATTCTGGTGGACTAATCCAAGTGCCACGTTGCTTATCAAACGTGCAATTCAATGCTTTAGCTCTCATTAACATTGCTTGTCGCATGTTCTGGTAATACATGTGTTCTTTATCAAGCGACTCAGTTAATTGATTAAGGTCACCTGCATGCTCAGCTTCTTCACAGCTTTGTTTCCAGTTTTCTAGCTCTTCTTGGGCTTTAGCTGCTGCAAGTTGTGCAGGCGTTAAGGTGTTAATGTGATCTTTAGCTTGAGTAATCAGGTCAGCCAAGAAAGTAGGGTGTGCTTTAAGATCAGGTACCCACACTTCACCGGTTTCACCGCCTAAAGCACCTGAGTTTTTCGCATGATGTGTAGGCGAAGGTTTGAAATTAATAACGCGGGCATTTTTACCTTCACCAGTAGTAACAGTTGTTAGATAACCCATGACATCTGCGATACGGTAAAGCTCGTTACGGTTTTTACCACCTAGATCTGGTCGGTAAATAATTTGATCACCGTTTTGATCTTCTGATGCGTGTGCAATGAAAACAACATCTTTACCTAAACTGATCAAAGTATTGATGTATTGCTTGAACGTTTGGTTCGCTAAACCTTGAGCCTTTAACTTTAAAGAACCATCTTTTTGACGGTTATTTGCCGTAAGTAACAGGTGGGTTTTAATGCATTCAAGCATTGCACCCACGGTATCAATGACTACGGTTTTATATGGTGCTAAGTCCTGCGGAGTAAGGTTTGCAACATCACTCCATTGTTGAACCTGTACAACCGCACCTCGACGTAATTCACCAGTACGGTGAGCACCACGGTCAAAGTCAAAAGAAATTGCTTTTTCCGCAGTAAAGCCCATCGATGATTTACCTAAACCCGGATCAGCGTATAGGTACACAATAATTGCTTGAACCAATAAAGTTTGGTCAGCAGTAATAATCGGTAGAGCCATTATTCTTATCCTTATCTTGAGCCTGTAAAACCGCGTTTTTGCTTATATGCTTTGCGGTCATAAGTAGGGATGTTTGTTTCACGCAGTTTTATTGCGAGCTGCTTTCTGCGTTGGAAATCAATTTCTTGTGTGAGTTCATTCCAAACTTTTGGATAGTCAGTTTGGAACCTGAACACATTTAAAGGCGTCTTAAATCCGTCTTTAACTTTGTAAAGAACTGAGCCATTAGCATTAGATGCGTACACTTGCCAGCCAATGCGAACAGAGTAGAGGCCCTTATCATCACGGCCTAAAAATGACTTGTAGCCGTCAGGGTGCTTTTTGAAATTAGACATCTTTAAGCCTCCACCAACTTGTTACGTTCGATGAAGCCTTTTAGAAGGCCATTGATGTTTCGGATGTCTTCAAATTCGGTGAAATCGTTATATGACTTACCATTAACATCAGTAATTTCATTTACTGTGAGTTGAGTAATTTCAACAGCAGTGAATTCAGAACCCGGAACGCCGTAACTGTCTGGATGAGCTTCAAAATCAAAGCTAACGTTTAAACGGAAACTATCTAATTTGATTACGGCAACGCCAGAATGTTTACCTGTGATTTTGGCAGTTAAGACACCGTAAGTACTTGGTTGAGTCTTAGGGGTAAATAGAGAAGGGGCTTCTTTTGCTTGGAAAGCTGGCTGCAATTGGCAAGCAACTAAAGAACCACCAGAAATTGCAAGAGCAGCCATGCTGACAAATGCAAAGGAGTTGAAAGGGGTAGCTTTTACGTTCATAATTGATCTCGCAGTTTGCAAAAGCACATCGGACCTGGGGAGGGGCGGTGTGCTTTTTTGTTGTCTGTGAGATAAATATTAGGTAAACCTAATTATTAAGTCAATAGGTATTCCTAATAAAATTAGAAATACCTAATTTTTGTGCTTTAATAGACAAAAGAAAACCCACACGGGGTGGGTTGGGTGAGAAGGGTAGTGTTTGATTTTTATTTATTGCTCATTACTTTGCTTCTGGCCTCTCTCGCCTCTTTACGAGCCTTAAGGGTTTTCTCAAGCATAGATATTTCTTTTAAATCACTCCATGCCAAAAAGAAACTTAATATTGAGGTTAAGCCTACAGATAAGACTAATGCTAAAAGATGCTGATTTGATAGTAAATTCAATGCATTGAAAACATACATTCCAAAAACAATCACTATAAATAAAATGGCAACATATAGTGATGATTTGCTCCTTATATCCACAGTAGACGTGAGGCGATCCCGCTCTGATTGATTTAAACCATCAAGCTTCAATGCATCGAGCATACCTTTGTAGGCTAGATAAATTTGACTTAACGGTAATAACAAAACAAAGGAAAATTGAACCAAGTTGATATTTACATCAAGGGCAAGAAATTTAAAAGTAACTGAAAAAATGACAAATAGAGCTACTAACACTAATGCAATAAATTTAGCGTTGTTGTAAAACGGCAAGTAGCGTTTAGCCATGATTAATCACCAAAATTAATATTGGTAGTCATCCAATTGTACAATTGAACTTTAAGGCCGTCGTTATAAACTTTATTATTGATTGTTTCAACAGATATTTTTCCACTCATCTTTAAGTTATCCGCTGTGACCTTAGTACCATCTTCAAGAGTTATAACATAATCATCATTATGTCTCATAGATGATGCAACAGTATCAATTACTTTTTGCCCGCTTTTGGATGTTTTTCGATTATAGGTGAGTGTTAATTTAAGCTTTAAATTAGCGTCATCAAGGCCATCTTCAAGTTTTAAATCATCCAAATCGACACCAAATGCAGTTTTTAAAACATCAACCACATTTTCTTCGATTTTGTAATCAATCTTAGCTGGTACGTTCGACTCTATTTTGTGAATCGGTTGCAATTCTGTTGATCCAATTCCAGATGAGATTGAGATGGTCTTGGCTGGCGTTGATTCCAATTTTTCTTTAATTGCCGGGTTCGGAGCATCTTTTAAGATTAAGGCACTATTCGCTGGTAAGGCTTTAGCTGCTTCACCCAAAAGCCAACCTAAATAAGACTCAAGAGTTCTTGCTGTTAATGATCTGGATTGAATAATTGCAACATGATTATCAATCACTCCAAAATATAAAACACTATCAATAAATTCTTTGCGCACTACTTCAACAGATTCATCCTCATCATCAGGTAAATCTTCCGTTAAGTAAGTTTTGATTGGGAATTCGGTAGCACTATCATTGTCTATTTTTAAAACAGCTTGAGCTTTACCAGACTCCACTATGATTAGCTCTCCAAAGAACATACTTTGATGTGAACTTGCGTGATTTATAAGGATAAAATCATCTTTAGTAGCCGATACAAATTGCTGCCTATTAATAGCTTTATGATAAAAAGAGTCTTTATCTAATAGTTGGGCTTTAAGTAAGTTTCCAAGGTTCGCGCCTTTTAGAAAGTCTACTTTTTTGTAGTGTACGGTTTTGTCTTTTACAACTGTCTTACTCATTATTTTCCCCACCCGATCTGTTGTAAAGACTGTGTCGGGTTCACAGCTTATTAATCTTTGGTGTTATTAATTTTCTGCCCAAGTTTTCCTTCTTTAACCAACTGCACAACCTGTTCATTTGTAAGGACTGGAATAAATACCTTGTCGCCAATATCTTTAGAAAGAATCTTTACTTCTTCGGCTGTTAGCACCAAAGCTTCACCATGTTTCGCAGCATCATTGATGCGAGCAATAATCTGGTTGATTGGTCGTTTTGAATTGTCCATAAGTCTTCCTGTGATTAATGCGAATAAGGATGTTCTTGTCTATGCTGACTTGGCGGCACGATATCTGTAATAGCGGTAATACTTTCAACCTCGTCCATTTCAAAGAAAAATCGCTCACCACCATTCACAGAAAGCAAACTTAAAACCCCACCATTGATGCCGACAAATTCTTTAATTGTGCATCTTCCATCCTTCAAGCATACCTGAACAAACTCATTCGGCACGAGTTCCGCATCTGGATCACAAACCACATACCATCCATTACGGATAGCTGGAAACATTGAGTCGCCAGTGCCTTTAATACCATAGGCTCTTGGTCCTGCTGAGTGAGTTGGAACATACCCATCTCCAGCATTGCCTTCATAACCCATATCTGTGAAATAGCCATCCATGCCCATCTTGGAGTAAGCCTTAACAGGAACCCAACGCTTAGATGATGGGATAAACGGTTTTTCGATAATTGTTGAAAATAAAAGAGCTTCATCACTATCACTAATGTTGTATTTCTTTTTGAACTCTTCGATATCCAGTTGTTTAAATTTATCTCTCGTGCTTGATTGAATCTCTCCCGTGCCAGATGCAAGCCATGAAGGATTAACATTCAAAAATTTTGAGGCACGTAATAAATTTTCACCTTCCATTGTTTTGGATTTTCCAGACAGCCAATCACTCACAGAAGGAGGTTTAACTCCTACTGCACGAGCAAGCTCAACACCTTTAATCTTTTTAGGTGGCAAAACTTCCATGGCATACCTAAGTCGTTCAGCAAGAGTATTCATACAACTATCCTCACAATGTTAGGAAATCCTAACATAAATAAAATTAGGTATTCCTATTGATTTAATATAAGGAATGCCTAATAATTAAAGAAAAATTAGGAGCACGTTATGAATGACGCACAACTTATAGACAAGCTAGGTGGTGTCACAGCGGTAGCAAGACTTCTGGGGATTGCTCCGTCATCAGTTAGTGGATGGAAAGCTATCCCCCTTGATAGAAAAATCAGGCTAGCAGTTATTGCTGAAGATCTTGGTTTAACAACACGAAAAGAGCTTTTCCCTGATAACTATCAAGATATTTGGATTGAACTTCGTCCCCAGACGACAAAAAGCAAAAACCTTGGATCATTAACCGCTTAGGACCTAACCATGAGCAAATTATCAGTTGATATATCTGCAAGCGCCAGAAATGGCGTATCCCGCATATTGCATGGTCTTGATATAAGCAATCAAAAAGAGATTGCTGAACAATTAAAAGTTGATCCAAGCACTATAACTCGACTTAAAACAGATAAGAAAAACAATGGCTTGAATGAAATTGAAATGTTTTGCGAGCTATTGAGTTTGCTTGGATTAAAAGTCGTTCCTAAAGATTATCAAAGCATTGATAAGGAACGTGTTGCTGCACTTTTAGTTATGTCTAAAAGCTGGATGAACCGTATAGAAACGGTGGATGACTTATTTCATGACGAAATCAGTGGTCAAAAAGAAAAGCTTGGATATTAAAAAACCACTACCTGCGGGAACAGGTTAGCGGTCAGTTATTCATTACAGGAGCAATGAATGAAAACAAATTTAGCACAAGAGCCACCAATTCCACAAGGTGAGTTGGTTCACTTTCCGAAGAAAGAGCGTAATGCTATGTCGGATCAACTTTCAAAAGGCTTCATCATGAAAAGCCGTCTTTACCATTATGAGGTAGAGCCGTTCATTTCTGATGCAGCTAAGAACGTATATTCAGCGATTATGGGGTTTACTAACGGATTTAATAAACCTTCTGACCATATCTCACATCGTCAATTACAGGGTGGAAAGCTTAAAGGATCTAACAAGCTTAGCTCTGGCACAGTAACCAATGGTCTAAAAGAATTAACTTGGTTTGAGGTTATTACAGTTGTTGAGCGTAATAACAAATTAGGCAACAAATACCAGATTAATGAAGTGTCTTTAGTAGAGGCTTTTGAGAAATTTAGTGCTTCAGAAATTAAAGCACTCCGCATCAATAACCGATGCGCTTCGATTAGTGAAGCGCTTCAGTTAGTGGTGCAGTCCGCTTCAGTTAGTAGTGCGGAAGGTGCTTCGACTAGTGGTGCATCAATAGAGTTTCTTTTTATAGATTCTTTTAGAAATATATTTATTAACTCGCTTCGCTCAAACAAACCACTTGAAGCTCATTTTTATGTTTATCAAGAAACTCAAAAACAGATCATTCTTGAACAACAAAAACTAGAAGCTGAAGAGAAAGCAAAAGCTGAAAAAGAACGCAAAGACAAAGTACGCAAGTTAAGTTTTGATGAAGTTATCAAACTTACTAAAAACACTTTTGCAAACCTTTGTGATCTTGAACTTTGGGAACAGTACGTAGCTAACCGTTCTCAACAAGCTAAAACCAAATTAACTAAGAATGCTCTCAACGCAATCTACAAAGATTTCATTGAATGGGGTTATGAAGGCTCTAACCAGTCTTTGAAAACCTCAATCACTGGCAATTATCAAGGTCTATTCGCCCCAAAACAACAAACGCATGGGTTCGCTAATCACAGCCAAGCTGCAACTCGCATGTCTGAAATTCAAGAGTTAATCGCAAAAGAGGAGGCAGGCAATGAACAGTATGGTTTCTAACAATCAAAATGCAGTAGCACATATCAATTCAGCAAAAGTTGTTGGAATCTTCAAAGCGATTGCACCTCGCTCATTTGAGAAAACTTTTGAAGGAATTGCAACAGAGCAAATCAATCATGCAATGAAGATCTGTCTTGATGGCCTTACTCATGAGCAAGTGAACAAAGGCTTATCAATGGTCCGTGATAACGGCTACTGTCCAGATCCTGCAATGTTTCGCAAATGGTGCTTAGGGATTGAGGGCTTTGGATCTGAGCAACAAAGAGCGATTGACTCATACAAGGGTAAGAACGCAGCACTAGCAAACATTCTTAGATGGCGTGCAGATCAATCAGCACCAATCACAAACGCTGAAAAAGAAGCATATGACCGTTGTTATGAGATGTTTAATGCAATTGAGTGGGCTTACAACTCTGATAAAGCTGCATATTTAGCATATGACGCATTTAAAGAAAATTATGTGGAAGTGGTTAAAGAACTAGTCGCAAAAGGAGAACAGCAAGGCATCTGGACAGCACCAAAAGCAATTAGCTCCAAAGTTAAACGAATGGTTAGTTATGCCCAAGATTACCTAAACAGCAAAGATGGCGTGCATGCATATTTTGCAAGTGCAGCAGGAATCGCTAAAGAACAATTCTTCTCGATTACTAGAGCAGAAGTCAAAGAGCATCAGGATAGAAACAATATTTTTGCATATGACAAAGCTTTGTACGAGTTGATATCTCAGAAGCTTAATTCTCTTGTCTGGGAAGAAGAAGAGAGAGGTGCAGCGTGAAAGCAATAAAACGAGTTAAAGCATTCCAAAACATTTTTGACATTTTGTTGTTTGCTACACATGCAACTCAACCTTTCACGATGAAGGATTTGCATGACTATGTGCTAGATGCGCCCAACAACACTATCCAGTGCTATGTGCAGGAATTAATTAAAAGCGGCTACTTGGAAAAGGACTCATACGCAACGTACAAGGCAACTCAGTTTGCAAAGGACTTGCTGAATGTTAAAGGGGAGCTGAAAGCATGATCGAATTTGTAGATTACACCTCAATGATGAAGCTGCGTAGAGCGTACAACCTCGGTACTCGTAATGAAGAAACAAGAGCAGCAGCGAACCTCTATGAGAAATTAAGAAAACTGAAAATGCTAGACCAGCTCAAACAGGAAGCCATGACTAAACGTGACAAGGAGCGCAGCCAATGAAACCAGAACAGTTTATTCGTGACTTCGGCGAAAAGAAGGCGAGAGAGGTTGTTGATGGGGCGCCTAGCAATGCTGAGAGCTTCCAAGATGGCTACTACTTCAGAACAAAACCACAGTTTGAATTTCACAATGGCATTCATGAGGCTTGGAACTTAACTGATAACGATGGCGAGTACTTCAAGAAGCGTGGCTTTGAACCAGTAAAAATCAATGACCTGAAAATGATATTGGAAAGCCTCCGCATCGTGGACCAGTTTGGTGGAATAGAAAAAGCAAAGCTAGTTGCGGAAACTAAAGACGGGATGGGTTATTTGAAGGGATGCATCAAAGACCACGAATCAATATACGGAGGCGGTGAATCTCATGCCAACTAGATATAACACAGGCGAGTATAGCTACGATCTTGAATATCACTATGGAGATATGTCAGCAAGCATGGAGATGCTTAGAGCACGTTTAATTGAATTGTTGACTCCTCATCTGTCTGGCCGTTATGTGAAATGGAGAGAAGCATATTTCAAATGGTTTACAAAGTGCGGCGGGGATTCGGGGTGGATGTTTTGTGTAGGTCCACACGAATTTCATATTGATGGGGCGTTAAGGCGCTATTACTCAGGTTCTATTGATATTACCTACAACCAGAAAGATCGATATTTCTTGGTGGGTGAGAAAAAGAAAGTCAAATGTAAGGCTTGTAAGGGGTTTGGCTTCATTCGAGATGATGGGTGGGGGCATATAGATAAATGTGAAACGTGTGATGCAGAAAAAGGAGCCAGCCATGAGTGAGTTTAAAGTCGGGGATAAGGTCGTATTTCAAAACAGTAAATCAGACGATACAGAGATTTACACTGTAGAAGCTGTTTTAGATGGCGGTAGATTTCTTGGGATTAACGATTACAGGCAGGCATTTTCATCAATCAAATTCAGACATGCTGAGCCACAAGAAAAGGCAGCAGGGCATCGTATTGAATCAAGCAACGATCAAGCAATAAGTGATTGTAGTGTTTCAAATTTATGCCAAAACGATACACAAAACAGTTTGCCTATCAAGCAAGAGAATCAAGACATGGGCGACGACTTCCCCATAGAAAACCACATTTCGCCTAACTGCCAATCGAGGGATGTTTGAGATGGATAAGAAAGCATTACAAGAGCAATTTGAAGCTATTGCGATCCAGAACTGCTGGAACATCAATAAATATCCAGCTGGTTGGGATGGTCGCGGTGATGATGAATATGCAGATGATTTCGTAAGCGGTGCTTGGTGGGGGTTCCAGCACCAGCAAGCGAAAGTGGAGGAGCTGCAACGCAGAAATCAGATGCTTAACGACAACATAAAAGAGCAAGGTCAAAAGCTCGTTTATCAAAACGAAGTGATTGAAACACAAGCTGAAAAACTGCTTGGTTTAAGAGATGAGAAAGCAGAGCTGCAAAAGAGGGTGGATGCTTTAAGCAAAAGACTTTCAGAAGCAACTGGGTTGGTTGTTGAAGAGTTAGAGCAAGCGCTCAAGGGGGATCAATACGATGAACATCGCAAGAAAGCAGAAGAGGCCATCTCAGAGAAATGACTAGACCGCAAAACGACACATTAGAAAACATGAATCCCGCATGTGTTCCTTGCAATACAAACAAATCGTCTATGCCGCTGGAAGGGTGGCGGAGGATGCTCACACATTATCGTGATGTTCAGTTGTTACGAGATAGCACACATGCTCGTCATTTACTACGTTTTGGGCTGATTGAAATCAAATCTGAGCCTGTGAAGTTTTTCTTTGAGAGTTATAAAGAGGGCCAGTCATGAATAAACCATTAGAAACTTTTGATATAGACGCAGCAAAGGCTCGCTACGAAAAATTACGAGGCCGATATAACCGGAGTGGGCTATCTAATACTGATTACAACGAGCTACTTCAATTAGAGAAGGCACTTGACCAAGCGAAGAAGTTTAATGCGGAGGGCGCAAATAATGGACAGTAGATGGATTGAAGCGCAACGCCGTGAAATGGAAAAGCTTATTTCACCAGAGCTAATCAAGTCGAGAGATTTAGCACGTCAAAGTTACTTCGATCAGATGGAAAAAGAAATGGCTGACCACGTATCACGCTCAATTGAACCACTCAGCGGTAAAAAGCAAAGCACTCTGGTTGAACTAAGTGAGTCAATTGAAAAACTGGCTCAGAAGTATAAACAAGATGCTCATTCATCCAGCCTTTTAGGTGATCAGGATAAAGCGCGAGTTTATAACTGCTTTGCTAATCAATTGGACCATTTGCTGAAAGGTGGTGCTTGATGTCATCAGTCAGCATTGCTGAATACCGTAAGTTATTTCCTATTAAGAAAAATAAAAAGCGGCGTTCAGCAAAGCAAATTGCCAGACAACCAAGTGTGGGTGAAATGGTTCTGGCAACGCATTTAAGAGCATGCAAGATCGGTTTTGAACAGGAATATAAGTTCCATCCAAAACGCAAATGGAGAGCTGATTTTCTGATTACTGGTACAAAAATTTTGATTGAGGTTGAAGGCGGGATCTGGAGTGGAGGCCGCCATACAAGGGGCAAAGGCTATATAGGGGATATGGAGAAATACAACTCCGCAGCAATGATGGGTTTTACAGTTTTACGGTTCAGCACAGAGCAAGTTAAGTCCGGTATGGCATTAAAGCAAATTGAATTATTAATTAAGGGTAAATAGGAAGGCGATTATGTTGGTTGAAAAGTTTGATTTTATTGAGTTACTTCGCCTTGCTATTGCTCAAGGCAAAGCTGAAGGTAAGAAAATTTCTAAAGATGTTGTTTTAGGTGAATTAGCACTTTTATCACCAGCTGCAAAGCTTTGGGCCACTGTCTTGATTGAAAAGGTTGATTTTGAGCGAATCGCAATAATTACCCCAGCACAAAAACAGACTGAAACTTTTTACAGTAAGTATGATTTTAATTTTCAAACCGAGCGCCGTATTGAAGATATACCGGGTAAAGTCGAGTTTGTTCGTGGTGAGATTAAATCCGGTGATTTTTTCCGTGCGCGAAATAAATTAGCGGTAAAGATTCATGAAGAAATGGTAAAGAAAAAATTTACCCCTACTAATGCCCAAGGTGATCTTACTAATCTTGCAAAAGGAATTGCTGAGGTTGTTTTACGTGGCCATGTTTTTGTTAAGGCTATGTGTGGAGGATGCCAAGGAATAGGAAAACTCGAAACTTTTAATTCAAAAGGTTTTTCTGAAGGGGCAAAGTTTTGCGAAAAATGTAATGGAACTGGCAAGCGTCCATATACATTAAATGAAAAAATGAAAATTGCAGGAATTGTTGCCACTAAGACTGCTTACATAAAAAGCTATCAAAAGTTTGAGTTATTTGGAGAATCTATTGTTGCAGAATGGGAAAATGAAATTAGATCGCGTATTTCTCGTTCATTTCGTTTTGAACTTCCTGATACTCAAGAAACTTGTGCTTGACAGTTGGGTATACACTTGAGTATAAAGATTTCTAAAATGGGCGAAATGTAAAGTAATCGCCAGAATGAATTTAAGAGCTCGCCAATCGGTGGGCTTTTTTATTTTGTGCTATAGTCCAGTCTAATTAAAATCTGGTACTTAAAATGAATATCTGTGTTGGTGGTGAATTGGATGGGCAAAAGATAGAAAAAGAAGGAAGATTGCTTAAAGCTTCAGATATCGACCCATCTTTTAAAACTGAGTACTACAAGCAAGTTTTTAACCGCGACAATACGGTGTTCCATTTCTGGCTGCCAATTGGATCTGACTTACATGATATGTCTGAGAAAGTTCTAAATATCCTTAGAGCACCTAAAAACTAGTTTTATCGTTTGCCGGACGTATTACGGCGCAAATGGCCTCGCTAAATATCGATTATTGGCGGGGCTTTTTCTTTTTGGAGTATGTATGACTGAATTTCAAAAAATTACGAATGAGATTAGACAGCTTCAAATAGAGCTAAACCATTTGGGAAGTTGCAATACAAAAGGTTTAAATACAGAACAGATCGCTCACCTAGATGAGCGATTTTTTTTGGCCATAGCAAAGCAACATAAATTAATTGCTCGTCTCAACAGTAAGCCAGAGGGCTTTTTATAAGAGGCTAGAGGTATGGATGATAAAGAGTACTTTTGGCTTACACAAAAAAAAGAGCTCAAAACGAAACCCAAATCCAGACCACTGCCTAAAGCTAAAGAAAAATATCTCGAGGCCGAAGAAACCTTATTTCAAGAACTAGAAGAGCATCGAATTGGTTATAGAAGAAAATTTCAATTTGAATCAACAAAAAATTGGCGGTTCGATTTTTATATTGTGAAGTTGAATCTTCTTATAGAAATTGCTGGCAGTCCGTGGGCAGTTGGCCGAGGTGGCACAAAGATAGCAAATTCATTTAATAAGTATGATCTAGCACTAGACCGAGGTTATGTATTTGAGCGTCTTGAGCCTCACCAAATTGAATCAGGTTATGCAATCAACTGGATTAAAAGCGAATTAGCGAGAATTGAAGATGGATCAGATCAGACCATTTCCTCCAACTGATTTTATGGATCAGGCAGAAGAAGAGGAAGCAATTCGTTTAATACCCGCTCCAGACCTAAAGAAATGGGTTGTGGCCAACTACTTAACGATAGGTGGACCTCTTTATAACCCTGACCATGACCATATTGCTGAGCTGCTTCACGATAATGAAGAATTTTTAGCATTTGCTTGGGCCTCTTCTGCATATAAAAGTAAGCAAGCTATGGTGTTAGGTCAGTGCGAAAAAGTCATGTTCAATGTTGGTGGATGGCGTAAGGCCAGACAAGAGCAACAGATGCGAGACTGGTTCGGATTCGTTCCAGTTTACTTAATCACAATCGATGCAAGCTTTTGTGAAAAGGCAAACGATAGCGAGTTCTGTGCTTTGCTTGAACATGAGCTTTATCACATCGGTGTAGAACGAGACTCGGACGGTGAAATTATTTACAGTGATCATACTGGCTTACCAAAGCACTATTTAGCCTGTCACGATGTGGAAGAGTTTATCGGTGTTGTAAAACGCTGGGGAGCAAATGACAGTGTTAAGAGGCTTATTGAAGTTGCTAAAAACCCGCCGTTTGTTTCTGATTTAGATATTTCGAAATGTTGTGGAAACTGCGTAATCAATTGAGCCTAATGGCTCTTTTTTTTGCCCATTTTGTTATACGTAGTTATACGATGAGGAAGTTATGGCGACACTAAAAGAGCCTGTGAAAATCTTTATAGTTCAGTCTCTTGCTTGTCGTGATACACCTCAAGAAGTGGCTGAACTCGTAAAACAAGAGTTTGGCGTTGATATAGATCGTGTTCAAGTTGCAACTTATGACCCTACAAAGGTTGCTGGTAAGAACTTAAGCAAAAAGTATGTCGAACTATTTGAAAAAACCAGAGATGAGTTTGATAAAGGCTTAATTGATATTCCTATTGCTAATAAGTACTACCGATTGAAGCAATACCAAAGACAACTTGAGAGGACTAGAAACGTCAAAACAGCCTTAAAAATTCTTGAGCAAGCTGCAAAAGATATTGGTGGACAATTTACTAATCGCCAAGAAATTACAGGCAAAGACGGCGGACCATTACAAACGGTTAATTCGGATGTGCCTGTTCCAATGGAAGAGTATTTAAAAGCGCGGAGGGAGGTCTTAGATGAGTACTGATGCGGCTCGGGATAAAGCCATCCGGATCGAGGCGCAAGAAGATTTATATTTCTTCACAAGGTACATGTTTAAGGAGCGCCGTGGTTATAAATGGATGCAAAATTGGCACCACTTAGAAATCTGCGAAGCTTTAATGAAAGTTTATCGCGGAGAGATAAAGCGGTTAATTATTAACGTTCCACCACGATATTCTAAAACTGAAATTGCTGTAATTAATTTCATGGCTTGGTGTTTTGGTAAGAATCCAGACTGTGAGTTTATTCATATCAGTTACTCGGCAATGCTTGCCGCAAATAACGCCTTCCAGATTCGAACACTCGTACAAGAGGAGGCGTATAAAAAGGTCTTTCCTGATCTTACATTGCGTGATGATAGTAAGGCTAAAGACTTCTGGAGAACTTCTCAAGGCGGTGTCTGCTATGCGACTGGTACAGGCGGCACGATTACCGGTTTTGGTGCAGGAAAACTTCGTAAAGGCTTTGGCGGCTGCATTATTATTGATGACCCGCACAAAGCACATGAAGCTTCATCAAAAACTATTCGAGAAGGGGTAATTGATTGGTTTCAGAACACACTCGAATCGCGTACTAACTCGCCAGATACGCCGATCATTGTGATTATGCAGCGACTTCATGAAGATGATTTAGCTGGATGGTTGCTAGGTGATAGAAAAGACGGCGTTCCTGTAGCTGGTGGTAACGGTGAAGTGTGGGAGCATCTATGTCTTTCAGCTATTCAGGAAGACGGATCCGCACTGTGGCCAGCAAAACACAATATCCAAAAATTGAGGCTAATGGAGCAAGCAGCACCATATGTATTTGCCGGGCAGTACCGACAAATGCCATCACCGCCAGCAGGCGGTTTTTTTAAGCCCGACAATATTCAAATTGTTGATGCTTTGCCTGCGGATGTATTGAAACAAGTTAGGGCTTGGGATTTTGGGGCTACCGAAAATGAGGGCGACTTTACAGTAGGTGTGCGAGAAGCTCTAGGCGCAGATGGTTTTACTTACATTGTCGATGTAACTAGAGGACAGCTTGGACCTGACAATGTGAATAAGCGCTTAGAACAAACAGCAAAAATAGATGGGAAAAAAGTTTCTGTGCGTCTACCACAAGATCCCGGTCAAGCTGGTAAATCGCAAGCTAGTTCATTTGTGAAGCTTCTTGCGGGTTATAGCGTGATAGCTAAGCCAATTTCAGGTGACAAGCTTACACGGGCACAGCCATTTGCGGCCCAAGTTAACGTAGGAAATGTACGTATGCTCAAAGGTGAATGGAATAAGGATTTTATTGATGAGCTTCGTCATTTTCCTAATGGCACACATGACGACCAAGTGGATGCAGCTTCAGATGCGTTTAATGAATTACATGAAGGTTTTGAAGCCTTCTTTGCTGATATGGGATTTGCTCGATGAGTGATGTAACTTTTCAACATGCTGAATATGTTAAGAACTTGCCATACTGGCAAAAACTTGATGATGTTTGTGAAGGTGAAGATGCAGTTAAGGCTAAAGGTGAAAAATATTTGCCGATGCCAAATGCACATGATAAATCACCTGCAAATAAAAGCGCTTATGAGGCTTATCTTACCCGTGCAGTCTTTTATGAAGTAACAGGGACTACATCAAATAGTTTAGTTGGAGCAGCTTTTGCAACAGATCCAAGTTTTAAATTTCCTCCCGAGCTTGCTCATTTAGAACGTAATGCGAATGGAGCCGGTTTAAGTACTTATCAATTGGCTCAAAATGGAATTCGCCACTTATTGAAGCATTATCGTTGCGCTTTATATGTTGATTATCCCGATGTGCCACCAGCTCGTAATCTAGCAGAATTTAAAGCGCAAAAAGCCTATCCAATGATTCATTTATTGAATGCCATAGATGTAGTGAATTGGGATTCAGTAATGGTCGATAACCAGAAAAAACTTTGTCTCGTAGTTATCCGTGAATTTAGGTCTGAGCGCGGTGCTGATGGATTTAGTAAAACCGAACAAGAGCAATATCGTGTACTTCGTTTAGAGCAAGAGGGAAATGGGGAATATATTTATTCCGTTCAGGTGTACACAAAGGGTGAAAAGGGTAACTGGGTTGGCGGAGAGAAGAAGTTTCCAACAGATTACAACGGGAATTTCTGGACCTATATACCTTTTACATTTGTAGGTGCAATTGATAATTCAGAAGAGATTAAAAAGCCACCCTTACTTCCTTTGGCTAATCTCAATTTAGCCCATTACAGAGACAGCGCGGACTTTCAAGAGTCCGTTTTTTATATGGGGCAACCTCAATACTTTGCAAAGGGTGTTACATGGGAATGGTACGACCAAGCCAAAAAACGTGGCATATACATTGGTGCGAAAGTACTTTTGCCTTTACCTGAAAATGGTGGTTTAGGAATTGTACAAGCCGACCCTAATACTCTTGCCCGGGAAGCGATGAAAGATAAGTGGGAAAAAATGAAGGAGATGGGGGCGCGTTTAATTGAGAAGGGCTCGGGAAGTAAAAAGACCGCTACCGAAGCGAATAGTGATGACGCCGTTCAGCATTCAGTTCTTTCGCTCTGTGTCGTTAATATGAATGAAGCCTTGTCAGCAGCATTACGATGGGCTGCTAAGTTTGTAATGCCTAATGTGGATGTTCTAACTAAAGATGATTTGATGTTCGAAATCAGTCAAGAATTTAACAAACAGGGTTATTTAGCTGAGTTAGCTCGACAGTTATTTGAAGCAGCTCTACAAGGCCGATCTTCATTTAAATCATGGTGGGAATACAACCAAACAGGTATGTTCCCTAAACAAAAATATGAAGAAGAGCTTCAGAATGTTGAAGCAGAGCAAGATGGGACTTTAAATCAAAAGGTAGAGTGAGATGGCAACAGATATCAAAAAACTATTTGAAGCACTCACTCAGCACCAGGCCTATCTTTATCGTGCTTCATCAAAAACGGTAAATGAGTTATTGGCTTTATTCAATGATGATACGAGCAAGATGCTATCTAAGCTTCGGGATTTATTGGATGAGCTTAATGAGTCGGAGAAAGTTGCTTTAGCTGGTGGTAAATATACAACTTCAAATTTAAGGGAAATTAGGGATTTGATTGCCCAATGGTTTGCCAGTGTTAATTTAGCATTACCTGAAGCTTTTGCCGTTTCTGCTACGGCGCTGGCTGTTTATGAGGCCAATTACGTAGCTAAGCTCTATGGAGCAAAAATTAATAAGCCTGATGGGGAAAAACTATTCTTATCCGCTAAAAAAGTTCCGTTGGCAGGTGGCGCTCTTGTCGATGATCTGCTTTCAAGAATTGCTGAAAGTGCCCGTCAAAAGGTTGAGTATGCAATTCGGGATGGTATCAACTCAGGTAAAACAAATCAGGAAATAGTTCAGCGTATTCGCGGCACCAAACGGCTTAACTATGAAGATGGGATCTTAAATGGTACCAAAACTGATATTGAGCGAACGGTAAGAACTGTGCGAAGTCATGTAGCTAATCAAGCCTATCTAAATAGCTTCAACCAAATTGGCTTTGAATATGTCCGATTTGTTAGCGTTTTAGATGGACGAACTTCTAAGCTTTGCGCTTCATTAGATGGTTCAGTGTGGGAAATAAATGATCCGGCAAAGCGAGTGCCGCCGTTACATCCTAACTGTCGCAGTATCTTGGTTCCGGTCGAGAAGTACGGTCAACTTGTTGGCGAACGGCCATTTGTAATGGACGAACGTCGAGTTAAAGACATTCCAAAAGATGAGCGAAGCCATTTAATAGGGCAGTTAGATGCAAACACCACATTCAAAGAGTTCTTTAAGAAAACAGATGATTTCTTTCAAAGGGAGTGGCTAGGGCCAAAGCGCTTTAAGCTCTATAAAGATGGGAAATTTGATTTTGATAAGTTCTTTGATCCTGAAGGCCGTTTCTATAGCTTAGATGATTTGAGAAAGTTGGATGAAAAAGCTTTTAAAAAGTTGGGTCTGTAATTTTTCTTATGTTATATTTTTTAAAACATCAGAATTTATACAATATGAAAACAATAGCTTTTGTATGTCTAACCCTAATTTCCATCACTTGTTTAGCTGAACCAAGTCAAAAATATCTTAAAGAATATGATCGATTGTCTGAAGCTTTGGAGTCAGCAATGGCAAATGCATATTCTTTTGATCCTGCAACTGGTCAAGTAAAACAGGCTACTCAAGGTTTAGAAGCTAAAAATAATTTATGTAGAGCTGCCCAGGCGAAACTAAACCTCACCACGTTTTTAAAAGACAATTTAGAGGAATCTAAAGAGCTTTATAAATCTATTGATGGTGCAGAGACTCTAGATAAAAATTATCTTAGTGGACAACAGCAGGAACAACAAAATCTCGTTTCAAATTTGAAAAAAGACCTTGTTGGAACTGGATTTAACTGTGAGTAATTATTGCCGATTACAGGTAATTCTAAACTCACTTAAGACACAATTTTCACCTATATAAGCGCCCAAATGGCGCTTTTGTCATTTATGGAGTTTGGCTTATGAGTGAATCAAAAGTTAGACATTTGGTACTTAAAAGAGTTTCAGATAAATCTTCTCATCTTGCTCTTTGTGACGAGGAAACAGGTATTCCATTAGCTGGATTAACCGCTGTAAAAATGAATTGTAGTGTTTTTGAGGGTCCAGCGACTATCACGGCAACATTTGATGTAGGTGGTCCTCAAGGCATCCGCTTAGTTGGTGATGAACCTAGACAAAAGGTTTGGGGTGCAAAGGAAACGTAGCGAAAGGTACTACAAATGCCTGAAAAGCAAATCAATATGTCAGATGCTCAATATATTCTGAGCACAAAATGAATTCTGGTGCCATTTCTTCAAATTAAGGTTTCAAGCCATGGCAATTTATGGTTTTACTTTTGAAAGATTAAAAGCAATTGCACTCATCAAATAGAACTTAATTTTTAACCATAGCACCTTCGGGTGCTTTTTTTGCGAGAAGAAAATGCCAAGCCCTATTATCCAATATTTCCAATATGAACATTTACCTGAACATTTGCAGCAAGTTAGTAAGCCAATTGGTGATTTAGCTCGGCAAATGGATGAGCAACTTCCTGACGGGCCTGAAAAATCCACAGGATTAAGAAAGCTACTTGAAGCAAAAGATGCATTTGTACGCCAAGCTTTAAGTAAATAATCATTTATAGAAATGAAGCGTCCTAAAGGGCGCTTTTTTATTGCTTGCCGAAAGCGGATGCCAACGGCGAATCCGGGCGGATGCCCATTTTGTATATATAGGTTGGATGACCAATGAAACTTAAAACAGTAACAATCGACGGTAAAGTTTATGCGGAAGTAGACGGTGATAAGCCGATCTATATTCATGATGATGGCAAAGAAATGCCACATGATGCACCACACTCGGTAGCAACAATTGCACGCTTAAACAATGAAGCTAAAACACATCGTGAAGCCAAAGAAGCAGCCGAAAAAGCATTAAAAGCTTTTGATGGAATCGAAGACCCAGCGGCAGCTAAAAAGGCATTACAAACAATCCAAAATCTCGACGATAAAAAGCTGGTCGATGCCGGCGAAGTTGAGAAAGTGAAAGCTGAAGCTATCAAAGCAGTTGAGGAAAAATATGCCCCGATTGTTGCGCAACGTGATGCTCTAGAAGCCTCTTTACATAAAGAACTTATCGGCGGTGGTTTTGCTCGTTCTAAGTACATTCAAGACAACATTGCAGTACCTGTGGACATGGTTCAGGCAACCTTTGGTCATCACTTCAAAATCGAAGAAGGCAAGGTGGTTGCATATGATCCGAACGGCGAAAAGATTTATTCACGTGTCCGCCCGGGTGAACTTGCAAATGTTGATGAAGCTTTAGAGTCATTGGTTGGTGGATACCAGCATAAAGACTTAATTCTTAAAGGTGGTAAAGGAACTGGTGGCGGTTTTCAAGGTGGGGGCAAAGGTGGAGCACCTACTGGAATGAAACGCAGTGAAATGTCTGTTTCTCAGAAAGCAGATTACATCAAAGAACATGGCAATGATGCCTTCCTAAAACTACCGAACTAATCATTAAATATTTGGAGATAAGTAGTTATGACTACGACAGTTAATTCCGACATGATCATCTACAACCAACTGGCTCAAACAGCCTATTTAGAACGATTACAAGACAATTTGAATGTTTTTAATGAAGCTTCCAATGGTGCGATTATTTATCGTAATGAAATCATTCAAGGTGACTTCAATAAAAATGCATTCTACAAAGTTGGTGGTAGCATTAAACATCGCGATGTGAACTCCAATGCAAAAGTAACTCCGGAAAAAATCGGTGCAGGTGAGTCTGTAGGTGTAAAAATTCCATATAAATATGGTCCTTATGCATCAACTGAAGAGGCATTTAAGCGCCGTGCTCGTACACCAGAAGAATTTGCTATGGTTGTTGGTTACGATCTTGCAGATGCATTGGTTGCAGGCCGATTAGAGTACAGTTTAGCTTCTTTAAAAGCTGCTATTTCTAGTAATCCCGATATGGTTGCGAAAGGAAGTATCGTTGTTGATGGCCGCAAAGCATTAACTCGTGGTATGCGAAAGTTTGGTGATAAGTTTGGCCGAATTGGCTTATGGGTGATGAACTCAGATACATATTTCGATATTGTCGATGATGCTATCACTAAGCAAATTTACGGTGAATCTGAAATCGTTATCTATGGTGGTTTACCAGGAACCTTAGGAAAGCCGGTATTGGTGACGGATGCTGTAGGTGATAACGATGCTTTTGGCTTGCAGTATGGTGCTGTAACAGTAACTGAATCACAAGTACCGGGCTTCCGAGCTTATGACATCAATGATGAAGAAAACTTAGCAATCGGTATGCGTGCTGAAGGTGCATTTAACCTAGATATTCTTGGTTATAGTTGGGATACATCGAAAGGTGAAAATCCTGACCTTACATTACTTGGTTCAAGTGCTAACTGGATTAAATATGCAACCAGCAACAAAATGACAGCAGGTACCTTACTTGATTTATCAGGTACAGCGACAACTGGTTAAAACCTAAAAATTAAAACCGTAAGAGGGCTAATAAGCCCTCTTTTTTATTATTAAGAGAAAAGCGCCATGAAGATTATCTATACACGCATTGCAGCACTGGCTGCATTAGAGACGGGCATTATTGCTAACCCTGACTATTATGAAACCCCAAATCTGAAAGCAAAAGAGGTAATTATTTACGGTAATTATCCAAAGATTCAAAAGGATTACGAATCTTTAGAAGTTCCAGTTGAAGTTCGCAAATTGGAAGAACCTGCAAAAACAACTTTGGCCACTGTAAATGTAGCGGTTGGAATTACTCCAGAGCTGCAAGAAGTCATTGATCAAGCAAAAGCTGACTGTGAAAAGGTTATTGAAGAAAACGGGCAACTTAAACAGAAAATCGAAATCTTGGAACAAGCTAATGGTGATAGTTCAGAGTTAATTTCTGAAAACACACGTTTAAAAGATGCAGTACTCCAAGCTGACAATGCTACTAAAGCGGCTGAAGGAAAAGTGGTAAGCATTCAAGCAGAGTTTGAGGCTTTTAAAAATGATGTTGCTGCTATGCAAGCGCGTATCGCTGAATTGGAATCTGGAAAAGCGGCAGAAAATTCAACAACAGAAACGGCAGTTAATGATTTTGAAAACTGGTCAAATGATCAATTAAAAGAGTATTTGGCTAGTAAGAACATTGGCTACAAGCCTTCTGCAACAAAAGCAGAACTCCTTAAATTAATCCCGAAGGAATAATGCAATGAGCTTTATTACTGTAGATGACGCAAATTCAATTTTGGGCAGCGATTTTGCACCAGACAGTGATAAAGCTCGTCTGGTTCAACTGGCAAATGTCTGGATGAAAAAACGGATTGGTTTTGTACCAGATCCTATTGATCCACTTCTTAAAGACGCGGCTTGTGAAATTATCAAAGGAATTCTGGCCAAAGTAATTTATAACGGCAAAGAGCAGTTGCTTAAACGAAAGAAAGTTAAAGCTGATTCAGTCGAATCTGAAAAAGAGTATCAAGAAGGTACTGAAGCGATTTCTAGCTTTGAACAGATAGCAATTGATTATATTGATTCGCTTGATTTGAAAGATCCAAATGCAAGTTTTAATGGCTTTGGCATACCACTTTACAGGGCATGATATGGGCTTACGTGACGAAATTCAGGCAGATATTACCGAAGCATTTAATGATGATTTAGCGGATGCCGTTCATACCTTTACATGTGAGCGGATTTCAAAAACGAATTGGGATCCTAAAACTGAAACGTATGTTGAAGTTAAAGAAAACTATTCCGGCCGTGGCGTTCTGTTTGGCTCTTACAGTCAATATGAGATTCAGACGCTTGGAGTCCTGGCCACAGATAAGAAGGCTACCGTGCTTCAAAATGAAGTGTCCATGACACCTAAAATTGATGATGAATGGCTAACAGCTTTAGGCTCATTTCGAGTTATTCATATTCAGCAAGATCCGGCCAGTACAATCTGGAAATGTCAGTTGAGGAAGGTTTAAATACTTGTTCTAATATCCTTCTAAATTAGGGGGATATATGGCCAGTAGAAAATTAGAAGATAAAATTAAACGAGTATGTTATTTCGTTGGTGGTGGAGTAATAGGCTATTTGTTAATTAGTTTTATTATTTTAAGTTCATTTCCATGGAATCATTATTTACTTGATAAAAAGCAAGCATACGATGTTTTAAAAGATGCATTCACAATAGGTGCAGCATTTCTTGCTCCAATTGCAGCATTTGTTTTATTCAATGACTGGAGAGAACAACATGTAGCTGTGAAAAATGAGAAATTGAGTGAGGAGATATTAAGAATAGTAACTAATGATTTTTTATCATTTTATAACCTTAACCCCAGATTAAAAGCAGATGTAGAAAAGTTTAATGAACAGCAAATGCAATTCCATAGAGATGTAGCAAATCTCTTCTTAAAGGTAGATGAAATTGATGCAGTAGATGATCAAGCTATAAGTTTTAAGGAAAATATTAAGAAGTTAGATGGTGATTTTTTGGGTTTGTATCTGAGTTTATTTAAACAAATTGAAATTGTAATTGAATATGATGCAATTGCTGAATTTTTAGATACAGAATCACTCTCTAGAAAAGAAGAATTAAAAACTGATTTGGATAAATACGCAAAAGAAAATGAAATCCACTATACAAGAATTATGGAAGTATTTAGAAAACTTAAACCGTTACAAGTTTCATCATGATTCCCACTTCGGTGGGTTTTTTATTGGAGTAATTATGACTTGGACTGCACATGAGGTCTATGACAGCTTTCAGGTTGTACCTGATGATGATTTAAAACCTCATTCATTTTTTCACTGCGAATGCCATCCCGAATATGTGGATGGCATTTTTATTCATAATGCATTTGATGGCAGAGAGGCAACTGAAATGCCTTTGCTAAGTTAAAAGGTAGACCATGGTTAGCACAGATTACGTACCTTTATGGCATATCTCACCTTTCCAACATGTTCAATACACGCTTGCCAGAAATCAGCTTCACATGGATTTGTTATTCGAGGACATGAATAACGTTGATAAGTTCTTGTCTGTTGAAAGTGCAGCCGCTCAAGTTGATTTCTATTCCGATGGTTCTTATGCAGTTGTTCAGTTGGGCGATACTTCAGAAAGGAAATTAATAGAGATATATGGTTTGCTTTTACATGAAGCTGTACATGTTTGGCAGAAGGTTAAGAAGTTAATGGGAGAAAAAGAGCCTAGTTCAGAATTTGAAGCATATTCAATTCAAGCGATCGCTCAGGATCTCTTTAAGATGTATGAGGAAAGCGAGGTTAAAAGTCATGGGGTGGAAGGGGAAAAAGCCGACTAGTTTTAGTCTTGATGTGTCTAAAGCAGCAGAAGCACATGTAAAGAATATTGTCATGGATACCGTGCAATCCTTAGTTAATTTAAGTCCTGTTGATACTGGAGCATACCGTGCTTCACATATTGTTTCGGTTGGATCCGCTGATTACGGTGTACGTGAACCTGAAACAAACGCCGTGCAGGATGCAGCTATTCAAGCCGTGAAGTTTAAGTTGGGCAATTTAGTTTATATCCAGAACAACCAGCCTTATGCAGAGCGCTTAGAAAATGGGTGGTCTGATCAAGCACCACAAGGAATTTACAACACCACCTTTACCTTTATTTCTCAGAAGTATGGCGGCTAAAATGGCAATGACTTTAGAGCAGACAAGGCAAGCTATTATCGATCGTATGCAAGCTTTTACCGGTATTACGCAAGACAGAATCCAGTATCCAAATTTACCAGGCTTTAATGTACCTAAAGATGGTGTTTGGTGCTGCTTAACGATTGCAGGTGGTCCCAGTTTTACTTCTGGCATTGCAGATAAGCCATGTACTCGCCGTACCGGTAATATCATGATTCAATGCTTTGCACGTCCCAATTCAGGAATAATTGAAATCACAAAATTGAGTGATGCATTACTTGCCCATTTTGAATATTTCACAATCGAACACTTAGAATGTTTGAATGGTCAATCCATCTATGCGGGTAAAGATGCTGATTTCATTCAGTATAATGTGAGCATTGGGTACAAGGTGAATTGATATGTCATGTATGCTGACTTTAGAAGAAATCGAAATTAAACGGCAAGAGCTGGAAAGACATCTTGAAGATGTTATGGCTGTTGAACTGAAGAAGTGGCAAAGCGAAAATAAGCTATGTGTTTCCGATGTGAATATACGCTTGGCTAATGTTGATTGTCTCGGAGGGCCTAAACATAACGTTGTTACTGGAGTAAGTGTTGATTTAGATTACAAACCTTAAATTACTTTAATTAAATGACCGCTAAGAAGCAGTTTTTTACGTCTTTCTACTACCACCTCATCGGTGGTTTTTTTATGTCTATAGGAATCACTTATGAGCAATTTTGTTTTTAAGCGTGGTGACACATTCAACTTGAACTTGCAGCTGGTTGATATGGATGAAACCCTGCAGTATCCACCGGATGATGTTCGCCGTGCAATTGATCTAACCGGTTACACCTTTACTTCACAGATTAAAGCTTTGGCTGATGGAGCAGCTGTAGCTACCTTGACTTGTGCTGCATTAAATCAAAGTACACAGAAGGGATGGCTGAATATTAAATCTAGTGCAAGCACTGCAACTTGGCCTTTAGGGCTGTGTCAGATGGATATTAAAGCTGTAGTTAGTGGTACTACGCAGCACACTGAAACTTTGACTTTCCAAGTGATTGACGGGGTAACAGCATAATGGCAAATCTTGTTTTTAAATTTAGTTGGGATCACCGGCCATTCCCGTATAACTCGGCTCAGGGAAAACGGCAATTCATGCTGCCATTCGCTTCAGGCATTCCTAATCTGGCACCAAACTTTTCGCAGGTCCAAGGTACTGCTGCAGTCTCTCAAGGTGGTACTGGGGCGACAACTGCACTAGATGCTCGAAATAATCTCGGAGCAGCAGAAAAAGGGGTGAATAGTGACATTACAGAGCTAAAAGGATTAACCAAGGCTATTGCAATTTCTCAAGGTGGTACCGGTGCAACAACTCCATCCGATGCTCGAACTAACTTAGGGCTTGGTAGTGCCGCGACTAGAAATGTTGGTACTACAGCTGGTAATTTGATAGAAGTTGGCGGTTTTGGAATTGGTGGAGTAGGCCAAACTTTTGAAAGAAAAATGATTACGGGAGTAAACCTAGATTCTGTCGTTAGCTATGTATTGTTATTTCCTTATTCTGTCAGCAGCTCACCCAATCGAAACATGTTTGGTGAGCTAGTGTTTTCGAGGGGTGATTCAGGCTCAGCAAATCAACATTCGAGAACTTTAGTATCAATTCAGCAAGCATATGATCGTGTTACAGCTCGGTTTATTAGTATTGGTGTAACAACTCATATTTCAGGTATGGCTGTAGTTAAATATCAAAATGTAGACTATGTTGCCATTCGAAGAACAGCAAGTTCTTCAACATCGGCATTTAGATATTTTTCCGGTATTTCCAATATTACATCTGATAATTATTTAGTTACTGTTCATACAGATGACGTTGTTATTGTCAGTGAGATACCTGTTGTAATTGAGCGGCTAAGAACATCTGCGAATACTTCTGTGGATTCCAACGGTTTCATAAAAGCAGCATCACCAGTAGTTAAGCTATTTAACGACCATATCGAGCTCAATAATGATGCAAAAAAACAGCCGATTGAATTTAAGAGAATTGATGTTGGTGATTATTTACTAGAAGGTTCTTTAGGCTTTGCTCAGGAAGGCTGGTATATCGAAGTACCGAAAGATGCAAACGGCAACACAATCGTCGCAGTAGTGTATGACACCCTAGAAAATGGTGACATCTCAATTAAAACTTACAAGCGTAAGTTTGATTTTGAACTTGCTGCTGTTGTGGCAGATCACGAGAACCCAATGGACATTCCAGAAGGCCGCTGGATTGATATCCGTCTGCATGAAGAACCTGAACCAGAACCTGAGGTTGAAGAAACTTTGAGTGAAACACCAGTGGATTTCCAGCCTACTAACTTATCTCAGGCAGTTGCTGCAGCCATGAATGGCGTGGAACCGCCAGAAATCTCAGACACAGGCGAAACACTTTAATAACCCGCTTAAAAAGCGGGTTTTTTATTGCCTAAATTTTGGAGAACCATAAATGAGTTCAGGCGCAAAAATTCGATTATATGCTTGTGAAGAAGCAGTTTTAGGAACAACTCCAGCAAACCCGATCTGGTACACAGTTCGCCGTGTAAGTGATGGTTTATCTGAAAATGTTTCTACTGAAGAAAGCAGTGAAGTGGTTGATTCACGTTTTCGCCAAGGTGGGGTAGTTACTGAAGCAGAAGTAGCAGGTCAGTTAGAGTTTGAATTATCACTTGGTACCTTTGATTTGTTCTTAAGTGCTTTAGCATTCAATAACTGGGCGACAAACAGCTTAACAATTGGCGGTGCTGTTCGAAAATCATTAACGTTAGTTAAAGTTTTTGAAGATATTGGGCAGGTGTTTATTTACCGTGGAGTTCAGGTCAATTCTGGTGAAATTACTATCCAGACTACAGGAAAGATCACTGGTAACTTTGGTCTTGTAGGTAGCTCATTTACTAGACAGCAAGTCAACCCTGTTGTAAATCCGATTGCAGCTTCAACACGTCCACTGGTCAGTATGCCAAACGTGGAAAACTTGCTTGTAAACGGCCAGTCAATTCAAGGCAAAGCATGTCTACAGTCTTTGACCATTTCTATTAACAATAACCTTGAAGCAATCCGTTGTATCGGATCTGGTAAATACACTCCAGAGTTTTATTTAGAGAAGATGATGGATATCGAAGCGAATGCTTCATTCATGTTCTCGGCCACAGCTGCTGGTTGGATTGATGCAATCAAAACCCGTGATGTGTTTACACTGACCTTCGACATCAGAGACAGCAAAGGAAGTAAATATTCGTTCAACTTCCCGCAATTGGAAGTCATGGAAGCCAATCACCCGGATGGTGGTGGTGATGACATCATTACTGTAGATATCAACTTTGCCCAAGTTCGTACAGCGCCAACAATTGTACGTGCTCTTGTGTAATCAACTTATTCAGTAACAAAGCCTATGGAATCCCATGGGCTTTTTTATTTCTCAAAATTAGAGGTTGTTATGGCTTTAAAAGTCGGAATTATTAAAAGCTCGGACGTATCAAAATGGTGTGAATATAAGGGTTCTGATGGAGAGGTACAGGCTGAGTTCAAAGTCCGTGGTATCGCATATAAGCCTTTTCAGGTAGCTATTGAACGAGCAGGAAACCAGATCTCGTCTAAAGGCTACGATGTAATGGTCAAAGATGAAGATGCCAAGCTTTACCATGAATTGTTAATGGATGCATGCGCCGCCCACTTAATCGAAGACTGGAAAGGTGTGGTATTTGCCGAAATCGTAGACGATAAAACGGTTGAATCTGAAAAGCCCTATACACCTGAGAATGCTTCAAAGCTTCTTAATCTTGGTGATATTGGTATTTCAATCTGGCTATTCATTAAAGAACAGGCCCAGAAGATTCAGGAAGAAGCCGACAAGGACAAGGCTTTAATTCTGGGAAAGTCATCGAGCTCTACAAATACCAAAAAACGTATGCGTCGAAAACGCCGCACGAAATCGAGCAAATCAAGTTCTTAGGTGGCCGTATTCCGGATCCGCCAGAATATTCGTATGCGGCCGACTCTATTCTTTCGGCATTTAGTACTATTGCCAGATCCAGACGGTATGAGCAGGGCATCCCGTTATCTTTAGATCAGCAGGCAATCAATGTCTATGCAGAGCATAATGATTTACCCGTGGCTGCTCATATTTTTAATGACTGTATTTTTGCGTTGGATAACTTGTTTTTAGATGAAGCCCATAAAAAAATAAATTCCAAGTCCTCAAAAAAGTAACCCTAGAGTTATTTACATATAATAACTCTAGGGTTATTATTATCTCATCAAGTTAATAAGGGATTGGTGTGAAAAGTCTGGATTTAATCAAAATGATTGAAGCAGATGGTTGGTATGAGGTTAGGGTTTCAGGAAGTCATCATCACTTTAAACACCCAACCAAAAAGGGGTTAGTTACAATCCCACATCCTAAAAAGGATTTACCAAACGGAACTGTTAAAAGCATTTTGAAACAAGCGGGTCTAAATTGACCCGCTGTTTCCCGACTTTAAATACTATATCCCTTACAACTAATCATAACGCAGTGGGCGATATGTTTATGCCAAGGGCATGGAGTGTTGAGATGTTATATCCAATTGCAATTGAACGAGGATCAGATACTGAGGCATTTGGTGTCACTGTTCCTGATATTCCAGGTTGTTTTAGTGCTGGTGACACACTTGAAGAAGCTATTGAGAATGTTAAAGAAGCTATTTCAGGCCATTTAGAAATATTGGCTGAAGATGGTGAGGAAATCCCATTAGCTTCCGAACTAGTTAAATTTGTCGATGATCCTGAATATAAAGGAATGATCTGGGCGGTTACCGAAGTTGATGTTAGTCGTTATCTGGGTAAACCAGAAAAAATCAATGTTACTTTACCAAGCCGTTTGATTCGTAAAATTGATGAGAATGTAGGTAAAGGTAAGAGATATACTACTCGATCGGCTTTCTTGGCTGCTGGTGCTGAAAAACTTTTACATGCATAGCCTGATTTAAAAGACCACCTTCGGGTGGTTTTCCTTTATGTGACATTTAGTAACCAGTTTGTTAAAGTTAGTACACTTTATAACAAACGGTAAAAACCATGAAACAAGTCATTTTAAGTCTTTTATTAGTTTTAAGCTCATTAAGTGTTGCGGAAGCAGGTAGAGGGAGACAACCGTGCTCTGGTAAGAAAGGTGGGATAAGTCATTGCGATGGTAGTAAGTTTGTTTGTAATGATGGTTCCATCAGTGCTTCTAAAAAGATCTGCTCTAGATAGGTGATGTGATGGGATTGAATTTTAGAAAAAGTATAAAAATTGCTCCTGGAATCCGTGTCAATATTAGTAAAAAAGGGCTATCAAGTGTTTCTGTGGGTGGGAAAGGTGCACGTGTAAATGTAAGTAAGAAGGGTACTCGCACAACAGTAGGTATTCCAGGTACTGGTTTATCTTATTCTAAGTTCTCTAGTCATACTAAGAAAACGACACGTAGAAGAGAACCTGATTTTAATAATCCAGATAATGTATGGGGTTACCCTAAATCTGAATGGATAATCAGTGGAGTTATTTTATTTATAGCTTTAATAATTTTTATTTGGATTATTAGCTAATTTTAAGGTGTTGATATTGGGTGCATTTTATATGAAAAAGATTATTTTATTAAGTTTGGTTTTTGGTTTGGTAGGGTGTGAAAGCAAGGAGGAGAAGCAGGCAAGACTTAACTTGGTGGTAAAATCATTTTCTGAGGAGATTGTTAAGCAGGATTTAATAGATCCAAGCTCCGCCATGTTTTCAAACCAGAAAGGTTTTTGTGGTGAGGTTAACTCAAAGAATCGAATGGGTGGGTATGTTGGTAAAACTAGATATATTGTGCTTAATAATAAAACGGTACTCTTTGAAGATGAAAACAATATAGCTAATCAACAATTTTCAAGAGCGTGGTCTGAAATTTGCAACCAACAACCAAAATTTAATGACAAGGATGAATTAATACCCCCAAACTTCAAAATACCTGAACCTAAATATAAGGATGCTGAATATCATTTTTCAGCAAAACATGCTACAGCAACACCATCTAGCCTAACAGTTGGTGAGGGTTTTAAATACATCTATCCTATTTTAAGACTTGGATGTGAGGGTGGCACAACATCTATAAGTTTATGGTCACAAAGACACTTGTCTTATACAAGTGAAGATTATGTTTTTGTTGAAACAGACAAAACAACAGAAGCTCAACCGATAAAGGTCCGTAGTGAAGAGGACTGGCAGGATTTTGGCGAGAATGAGGAGTTGGTTAGTCTAATTAAGTCGGCAAATAAACTAAAGATTTTCTTTAAAACAAGCGATGGCGGGATTTCATTACAAGAATTCAACCTTGTCGCACTAAAGGCGGGCATGAGAAAGCAAAATAATGCATGTGGGTGGAATAAGTTTTAATAAAAGCACCCTAGGGTGCTTTTTCATATAGTGGTAATTATATTGAACTTATTCTATTTTTTTTAAAGAATCCAATTCCTTTTCCAATTTTTCAATTCTTTCTAAAGCGTTAACAGCATCAATAAAACGCAGCACTTTTTCCATATTGATTGAACGTGGTAATTCAAAGCTTTGCTCAAGCCTGTATTGAGCTTCAGCATTAATTGATCGGCCACTCTCAGTTGCGGCTTGCTTAATCTTTTCTTTCAATTCCTCTGGAATGCGTAGATTAAATTGAATATCAGCCATTATATTACAACTAAATTGAAGGTTGTTAGCATTATGCTATCAAAAAATATTGACATCAATATTAGCATATTGCTAACATAGCAAAACGCTAACATTTGATGTGAGACTATAAAGGAGAAATTATGAATGTTGTACAAATGAATACGCGGATGCCTGAGGAGCTAAAAGAGTTTTTGTTAGAGCAGGCAAAGAAAGAAGGGCGCTCTCTGAATAACTACTTAGTGAGACATTTTGAAGAGCTTAAAAAGAAACTAACGCGAGAGAGTGCGAAAGCATGAAATCAATAGGCAACAAAAAAGCCCATGATCTTGGCGGACAGGGCTTAATTGATGTCGCAATCTACAGGAAAGACAACATGTCTAATTTAACACAAAACTTTTTAAATCCAAATAATAAGCCATTAGTTATTGGTGAATTTACTATTCGCCAAGATGAAGATGGGCGTTATTGCTTGAATGACCTTCACAAGGCTAGTGGAGACTTGGCTAAACATAAGCCTGCTAACTTTTTGCGTAATGAGCAAACGCAAGAATTAATCAAAGAAATCGACAGCTTCTCAAATATGAGAAGCTCAGAAAACGACCACCCCTCAAATATGAGGAGTGCTGTAAAAGTGGTCAATGGAGTTGGGACATTTGGAGTAAAAGAACTAGTTTATGCATATGCAATGTGGATTAGCCCTAAATTTCATTTAATGGTAATTCGTGCCTATGATTCACTTGTGATGGAATGGTTGCTTAATGGAAAACAAACTATCTCACCAGAACAAGCTGGCATTCTTTATAACATTGTTCATACAAGAGCAAAAGGTAATAAAAATTTGATTGTGCAAATGTGGAGTCGCTTAAAGAATCACTTTAAATACTCAGCAAGTTACCGAGAATTGAGAGCGATTCACTTTGAAGATGCTAAGCATTATTTAGAAGTTATGGATTTAAAGGCAAAACCAGAGGAAAAGAAACCTCAAGATCCTTTATTTGATAAAGACGCCTATGAGATGGTTCGCAAACTTACTGAAGCAGTCATCATAGAAAATGATGAAATCGTTCCAGTTCTGCTTGCTGTAAAAATGCTTGATATGAAGAAGTTCGCGTATTACTCACACTTAGTAGTGAAAGCGAATGAAGCAGCACGAGATATTGCTAGATTGTTGGATTTCAGGAACCTACAAAATGAGCCGTTGATCGATGCAGACTGTTCGGTGATAGCCATGTCTAATGGACAAAGATTTCTAGCACGACCGAACTGGTTTAACTGCCCAGCTTAGTAATTATTTTTAATTTAAACAGAGCCCACTCATTTGAGTGGGTTTTTTAATGCCTAGAGGAAAGTAAAGATGGCACAAGAATCCCGTTTGGTCATTGTTATTGATTCGCAAAATGCTGAACGTAATGCGCGTAATCTAGGCAATGAACTTGTTAGCATTGAACGTAAAGGTGAATTTGCATCTAAGTCTATGGACAGCTTGTCTGTAGCCACCAGAGCTTTAGCTGGACACATGGCTGGTTTATTAACAGTAGGTTCAGCCATTTCAAAGATGGATACATATACTGGATTACAAAATCGCCTTAAGTTAGTCACTAACAATCAAGTTGAACTAAATAAAGCAACGGAAGACACTTTCCGAATTGCTCAAAAAACCTATTCAGCTTGGGATTCTGTGTTACAGGTTTACCAGCGTTTTAGTGATAATGCCAAAACTTTAAACCTCACAATGGATGACACAGCACGTTTAACTGAAACAGTTTCTAAAGCTGTAGCAATTAGTGGTGCAAGCGCAGAAGCTGCTGATGCAGCTTTAGTTCAGTTCGGGCAGGCCTTGGCTAGTGGAACGTTGCGTGGAGAAGAACTTAATTCTGTAATGGAGCAAACCCCAGCACTAGCAAAGGCTATTGCTAAAGGTATGGGTATTACTGTAGGTGAATTACGTTCAGTAGCAGCTGAAGGAAAAATTACTTCACAAGAAATTGTAAAAGCGCTTAGAAATGTAGAATCTGATGTTGATGCTCTTTTTGCTAAAACAGATATCACAATCGGGCAGTCTCTCACACTCCTAAACAACGAGATCACAAAATTTGTTGGCGAAGCAGGTAAGGGAAGTGGTGCGGCACAGGTATTAGCTGGATCAGTTCAAACTCTTGCAAGTAATTTAGATTTAATTGCTGATGGGGCTTTAGTAGTTGGTATTGGATATATCACTCGTGCAATTTTGATGAAGAGCGCTGCTATTAAAGAGGGAATGGCTTCAACTTTAGCGAGCCGCCAAGCATCTGTATTAAATGCTCAAGCAGAATATGCAGAAGCTACCGCTGCTTTGAATGCAGCAAAAGCTCATCTCGCGAATGTGCGAGCAACAAATGCAGAAACCCAAGCTAAATTTGGCGCAACAGCGGCAGCAACTCGATACGCACAAGCACAGGCAGCAGTAACTGCTGCTACAAATGCACAAACAGCAGCTCAAATTAAGCTAAATACTGCAACTTCAATTGCAGGGAGACTAGCTAAAGGGGCGTTTGGATTAATTGGTGGGTGGGCTGGAGTTGCAACATTAGGAGTAATGGGATTAGCGGCAGCCTATTCTTATTTTAATAATAAGGCAGAGGAGGCAAAGCAAAAGCTTGCTGAACAAGCTAAAGTTGCTGAGAAAGCTGATGAGGAGTTAAAAAAATTAACTGGCAATGATAAGGCTAAAGCAGTTAATGATTTAACTACTGCTTTTAATGCACAAAATAAAGCATTAGAGAAATCATCGCGTGCTGTAGGGTCTGCATTAATTGATATCGAGAACTATGCACGAGGAAATAGGGAGGTTGAAAAAATTTCCCAAGAAGCGAGAACTGGAACTATCAGCTATACAGAAGCCATTGAACGTCTAAATAAAATTAAGTTGCCTACAGATCTATATGAAAATCTGAAAAAACAGGCTGCGCAGTATGATGACAATGCATCTAAAGCAAGTTTATCAGCTGAGAAACTTAAATTATTAAGAGTTGAAGTGAAACTTGGAGGTAATGAAGCACAAAATGCGGCAATTCAGCATCAAAAACAAGCGGATGCTTTAGGAAATACTGCTACTGAAGCAGAAAAGGCAACTAAGGCTTTGCAAGATTATCAAGCCAAGCAAAAAGATAGCGTTATTGATTCAATCTATAAATCAGGTTGGCTTGATAAAGGTTACACTGTTGCTCAAGCTAATGCCATTTTAGAACTGCAAAAAGCTAAAGGAATGAGTGCAATTTTGTCTAAAGATGAAATTGATAGCGCACTTAGAAATCTCAAGATCATCGAAGAACAACAGGAGCGAGAAGATAAATTAACTGAAGCTAAAAGAAAGCAGACGCAGGAAATTGAAAAACAAGCAAAACTTACTAAACGCTTGGTCGGTATTTCCGGTCAATCCGGTATTGGTACTGGTCCACATCTTGACGTCCGATATGGTGGCTCATTGTCAGGTCAGAAAGTTTCTAATGAACATCTGGCTCGATTACAGGCGGGAGGAAAACCTTTAACTTCCTACAAGATCAGTTCTAATTATGGTCCACGAAAAGCCCCAACTAAAGGGGCTTCTTCATTTCATAAAGGTATTGATTTTTCAATGCCTGAAGGAACACCAATCACGACCAATGTTGCTGTGAAAGATATCAAGACATGGTATGACAGCAAGGGAGGTGGTTATGTCAGTGAAGTGATCTTTGAGGATGGAGTGTCTCTTAAGCTTCTACATCAATCTCCCAAGATGCAGAGCAAGGTGAAAGGTGGTGCAAGTAAAGGAAGTGATAAAGCAGCTGGTGATATTCAATCTCAACTTGAACGTCAACAGGATTTGCAACGGTCACTTGAAAATGAGGTGGCTAGTGAAGTCGGACGGATTAACAATAATAGAAAGGCAAGACTGGAGGATGTTGATAAAGCAAACTTTAGCCCGGAACGTACTGCAGAAATAAAGGCGGAAATAAATCGTCGTGCAGATAATGATATTGCTATAGCCAAACAAGCCCTTAGAACGAAATTGGAAGACTATAAGGAGTTCCAGAAAACCGAGGAACAGTTACTAGAAGAGTCCTTTAACCGTAAAAAGTTCAATGCAGCTCATGACCTTGAATTAAGTAAGTTTGAGCAGAAGCAAGCTGTTGAATTGCTGGAACAGCAAAAACAGCAAGAGTTAGGGTTATTAAAACTAGCTCAGGAACAGCGGTTGTTTCAAGCCCGTTTATCTCTGCTTTCTGAAACGCAAGCCATGCAGGAACGTTACAGACTCGAACGGGAGGAAATTCTTAAGAATACCAAGCTTTCTATAGAAGAGCGGCAAAAGCTAATCGCATTATCTAAAGCCAATCAGGATAAAGAGACACGCGATAAAGTGAATAATGCT